GATGAGAACTGAACCCCAGTCCATCACAAAGCCAGAACAGAAGTTGGCTACATACTTCATGAAGTGTTCCAAGTCAGAGGATAAAGAAACCTCAGAAGTGCATGAATCAATAGATACCAAGTTTGACGCCATGATTGGCAACGCATTCTCAGGATTTACCGCATTCAAGACTTTTGGATTAGATAAGAAACATTCTCTCAAAGAACACAGTGATTATATGTCATACGTTGGTCAACTTCGCAAGCAAGGTTATTCAATATATGTATCTAAAATCGCAGGTGGTGAAGGTGGACTTCAGTTTGAAGTTGAGACACCTAATGGCGCAGAATTCACTGTCATTGAGGCCAATACTGGTGAATACGGATTATATCGCAATGGTCCTACTTTATCTGGTAAGCCAGACAAAATGTTTAGATCGCTGTCAGATGCAGTTCACTCTGTAAAGTAACATTCAACCTACACTACAACATGGGGCGGCTTCGGTCGCCTCATTTTTTTGTTCAAAATCAAGCATTTAGGGCTTGACATTCATGCAAAAGATAAGTAATATGGACACATGTTGTTATGAGATGTGTTGAGAAAAACCTAATATCTAACTAACATAAAATCTAATATCTAGCTAATATCTAACTAACAGGAGAAATATATTATGGCTACACTAGCAGAAATCCGTGCAAAACTTCTTGCACAAGACAAAAAAGCAGAAACAAACGCAAACCAATCACAGGGTTCAAACGCTCTATATCCATTCTGGAATATGGAAGTTGACAACACCGCAGTGGTTCGTTTCCTTCCAGATGCAGATTCAACCAATGACTTTTTCTGGCGTGAACGTCAGATCATCAAACTTCCATTCTCTGGGATCAAGGGTATCGCTGAAAACAAACCAGTGACTATTCAAGTTCCATGCGTTGAGATGTGGGGTGATCAGTGCCCAGTTCATGCCGAGATTCGTCCTTGGTATAAAGACCCATCAATGGAAAAAATGGCAAGCCAATATTGGAAAAAGCGTTCATACATTTTCCAAGGTTTCGTGGTCACTGACCCAACCGACGAAAAAGACAAGCCTGAAAACCCAATCCGCCGTTTCATCGTTTCACCACAGATTTTCAAAATTCTGAAAGGTGCATTGATGGACCCAGACATGGAAAACATGCCAACTGATTACGATGCTGGCACCGATTTCCGTTTCATCAAGACCCAAAATGGACAGTATGCCGACTACGGCACATCCAATTGGGCACGTAAAGAGCGTTCTTTGAACGAAGTTGAACGTGCGGCGATTGAACAATATGGTCTAAATGACCTAAACGACTTCATGCCAAAGAAGCCAAACGCAGAAGAACTTGCTGCTATCATGGAAATGTTTGAGGCATCGGTTGAAGGTGAACTGTATGATCCAGCACGTTGGGCGAACTTCTATCGTCCATACGGTGTTGATTTGGGAGAATTTGCACCTAAATCAAATAGCAACTCAAATGGTAATGCATCTGAATCCAAGAAATCCACCAGCGCGAAAAAAGCGCCAGTTGAAGACATGGATGATGACATCCCTTTTGAATCAAATGCAGAGGTAGAGAAAAAGGCAGCGGCCCCAGCAGCTTCCGCATCAAAACCAAAGCAGGATGCATCTGATATTCTTGCTATGATTCGTCAGCGTAAAGCAGACTAATCTAGTAGTATCTGAACTGGGAGCGGCAAGCCAACAAAACGGCAATATTGTCGCTCCTTTTTTTATTTGAAGGAGCTAACATGGCAAAAGCGTTTGACGTATCTAAATTTCGTAAATCTATAACTAAATCTGTTCCCGGTATGAGCGTAGGGTTTCGTGACCCAGATACTTGGATTTCAACTGGCAACTATTGCCTAAACAAACTAATCTCTGGTGACTTTTATAAGGGTATTCCACTTGGTAAAGTTACCGTGCTTGCTGGCGAATCTGGCGCTGGCAAGTCATATATCGCATCAGGTAACATTGTAAAAAATGCCCAAGATCAAGGCATTTTCGTAGTGCTGATTGACAGTGAAAACGCATTAGACGAGTCTTGGCTACATGCGTTGGGTGTCAGCACCGAACCAGAAAAACTACTAAAGCTAAACGTAGCAATGATTGACGATGTGGCTAAAATCATTTCGGACTTCATGAAAGATTATAAAGCTGAATACGCAGACAAGCCAGACGCAGATCGTCCAAAGGTATTGTTTGTTATTGACTCTCTTGGTATGCTTCTTACCCCAACTGACGTTGATCAGTTCAATAAGGGCGATATGAAGGGCGACATGGGTCGTAAGCCAAAAGCATTGGCAGCATTGGTCCGAAACTCAGTGAACATGTTTGGTGAATATAACATCGGTATGATTGCAACAAACCACACCTATGCCTCACAAGATATGTTTGATCCAGACGACAAAATCTCTGGCGGTCAAGGTTTCATCTACGCATCGTCTATCGTTATCGCTATGCGCAAGCTAAAGCTAAAAGAAGACGAAGATGGCAACAAGATTTCTGAGGTTCGTGGCATTCGTTCATCATGTAAGGTCATGAAAACCCGATATGCAAAACCATTTGAAGGCGTCCAAGTGAAGATTCCTTACGATACTGGAATGTCACCATACTCTGGACTGTTGGATTTCTTTGAAGCAAAAGGTCTTCTAAAGAAAGTTGGTAACAAACTTGCATATACTTCTCCAACAACTGGATTGGTTATTTCAGAGTTCAGAAAGAACTGGTCAGACGAGAAGCTTGACGTAATCATGCAAGAATGGAACGGCAAGAACCTTGATGCAGAAGAATATGAACTTCAACCAAATGAAGATACCGATCAAGATCAATCTTCCAATGATACTGACAATACCGAAGAGTAAGGAGCAATAACATGACATCTATTGGACCAACTGCGGTTGCTGATATTTGGGCAACACTATCACCTTACATGCCAGCTAAAGAACGCCTATCCGCTGCGGAAGCCCTAATTCGTCTTTGTGATGAATTAGGCTTTACAGAGGAAGACTTCTATGATATGATAGATGATAATAAAGTTTTGGAAACTGCACATTCCCGTTATTTCGCGGATGTTGAAGAAGATGAGGATGATTGGGACGAATGAGTTGGTTCAATGAAGTGGTTAAAGACTGGTCAAAAATACCAGACTGTTTGGAACACTTTGAAAAAGAACTACTTGACGCCCGAAAAGAAGTAAAAATCTTTGGCAACGTAGAGAAAAACGCAACCCAACTTCCAGCATATGTGGAACTTAGGTTTGCGCAACTACAAGAACTAGAAGCAATCCTTGAACATATAAATATCCAACTAAGAAAGAAGCGTAGCGAATTTTTTAGAAAGTATTTAGAGAACTACAACAAAGTATTGAGTAGCAGAGATGCCGAAAAATATGCTGATGGTGAAGACGAAGTGGTAGCCATCAGCGAAGTAGTTAATCAGATTGCATACGTTCGTAACCAATACATGGGCATCACTAAATCGTTTGAAATCAAGCATTATCAAATCACCAATATTATAAAATTACGAGTAGCAGGAATGGAAGATGCCGAAATAAACAATAGATATTAAAACTCCAAATTGGAGCCTAAATATCTTACTGTTTTCGGAGAATAAGGAACATGATGACCAATATACAAATAACAAAAAGAGATGGGCGCAAAGAGCCGATGGACTTGGAGAAGATGCACCGAGTCGTATTTGCTGCTTGCGAAGGAATAAATGGAGTATCTCCTAGCGAAGTAGAGATAAAGTCCCATATTCAATTCTACAATGGAATCGCTAGTTCCGAAATTCAAGAAACACTAATCAAATCCGCCGCAGACTTGATTACAGAAGAAACTCCAAACTATCAATGGGTTGCGGGAAATCTGATAAACTATCACATTCGCAAAGAAGTCTACGGCGACTTTACCCCTTGGCATATCCTTGACATTGTAAAGAAAAACATAGAGCGTGGATTGTATGATCCAGCCATCCTATCAACGTATAATGAAGAAGAATGGGAAAAGATCAACGGGTTCATCAAGCATGAACGCGACTTTGCCATTTCTTATGTCGGCATGGAACAGTTCCGAGGGAAATACTTAGTTCAAAACCGTGTCACTAAGCAACTGTTTGAAACCCCACAGGTAGCATATGTTCTTATTGCGGCTACATTGTTTGGTGCCTATAAGCCAGAAGAACGTCTCAAGTGGGTCAAGGACTACTACGACTCCATTAGCATGTTTGAAATCTCATTGCCAACACCGATCATGGCAGGGGTTAGAACTCCACAACGTCAGTTCAGTTCATGCGTTGTTATTGAAACGGCTGACTCTTTGGATTCCATCAATGCTACTGCTAGTGCGGTGGTAAAATACGTTTCACAAAAGGCAGGAATTGGCATTGGTGCTGGTAGTATTCGTGCAATCAACTCACCAATCCGTAATGGCGATGCGTCACATACTGGCGTAATTCCATTCTACAAGCATTTCCAATCTGCCGTGAAGTCATGTAGTCAAGGTGGAGTTCGTGGCGGTGCTGCAACATTGCATTATCCACTATGGCATCTTGAAGTTGAAGACCTGTTGGTTCTAAAAAACAACAAGGGAACCGAAGAAAATCGTGTTCGCCACTTGGATTATAGCGTCCAGTTCAACAAGTTGATGTATGAACGTCTATTATCTGGCGGAAACATTACTCTGTTTTCTCCTAGCGATGTTCCAGGGTTGTATGAATCTTTCTTCGTGGATCAGGATAAGTTCAAGGAACTATATGAAAAGGCAGAAAAGTCTACAAAGATTCGTAAGAAGGTAGTTCCTGCTATTGATCTATTCTCATCATTTATGAATGAGCGCAAGAACACTGGTCGTATCTACCTACAGAACGTAGATCATGCAAACTCACATAGTTCATTCATTGCGGCACTTGCTGCTATTCGTCAGAGTAATCTTTGCCAAGAAATCAATTTGCCAACGAAGCCATTGATGGACTTAAATGATCCAGAGGGAGAAATCTCGCTGTGCACTCTATCTGCTATCAACTGGGGAATTATCAAAACTCTTGCAGACTTTGAACGTATTTGCCGTCTTGCAGTTCGTGGTATTGATGCACTATTGTCATACCAACATTATCCTGTATTGGCAGCACAAATATCTACATTGAAGCGCCGCCCAATCGGTGTTGGCATCATCAACTTTGCATATTGGATGGCAAAGAATGACATGACATATACTAAGCCAAATCTTGAAATGATTGACGAATGGACGGAAGCATGGTCATACTATTTGATCAAGGCATCTGTTGAACTTGCAAAAGAACTTGGCCCTTGCTCTGGAAATAACGAGACAAAATATGGTCTAGGGATTGTTCCTATGGACACTCGTAAAATTGAAGTAGATGAGTTGGTTCCGTATCAAGAGCGTATGGATTGGGATTCACTGCGTTCTGATCTAAA